AAGGACGCTGCCGCCCTGCGTAACATACCACGGATGGCATACTGGCACATGGCGCACAGGCCGTACCGGATAAAGGGAGAGTGCAGCCGCAGGGAGGACAGGGCGTGAAACAGCAGGAAGGGAGGCAGCAATGACAGAAAAAGAATTTTTGCAGATAGGGAAGAATAACCGCAGGCTGAAGCAGCTTCAGGAAAAATATAAGGAGCTGAAATATGACGACGGAACCAGCATCAAGCCACAGGATGGGATGCCCCATGCGCACAGTACGTTTAATACTTCCATGAGTTCCGTTGAGGAAGCATGTGATATAGAACTGGAGTATAAAGAACTATATTACTGGAATACACGGTTAATACAACACGCCAGGGCATACATAGAAGCAATACCGGATTGGGTTATTCGCCTTGTATTGACACTAAGATATATCAACTGCCTTCCTGAGTATGAAGTAGCAGCAGCGATAGGAATAACCGAACAGGAGTGCAGGAGGATTCTGGTCGTACATTTCAACAATGTGTTCTAAATATTCTAAATGTTATAAAACGCTTGACATTTGAAGGTATTGACTGTTATACTCAAAGAGTCGAAGTATATAAAGAATTGAAACGTCCTGTAGAGATACAGGGCGTTTTGCTATGCAGAAAGAAGGTGTTGCAGGATGGCAAAAAAACTAACAGAAAAACAGAAACGTTTTGTAGAGGAATATCTGATTGACCTGAATGCGACACAGGCTGCAATCAGGGCGGGGTATTCCCCAAAGACAGCTTATAGTCAAGGACAGCGGATGTTGAAAAATGTTGAAACTAAAACCTATATTGATGAACAGCTTGAGCGGATTCACAGCGAAAAGACCGCTGACGCTCAGGAAGTTCTTGAATATCTTACCGCCGTTATGAGGGGAAAACATAAGGAGCAAATCTTGCAGCTTATAGGTGATGGCGTGCAGGAAATCACTGATATTGATGTTTCGGCAAAAGAACGCTTGAAGGCGGCTGAATTGATCGGTAAACGGTACGGTATGTTCAAAGATAATGTAAGTGTTGACCTTGAACCCGTGGTTATTGTGAATGACCTGAAAGAATAAGCAGTGATTGTATGAAAGTATCATTGCAAGAAATTGTTGGTAAAAACTATGCTGATTTTTGGAATACCCGGAAAAGATACCGTGTTTGTAAGGGGAGCCGCGGTTCAAAGAAAAGTAAGACAACTGCTTTGAACATGATTCATCGCTTATTTGAATACCCGGAGAGCAACGGGCTATGTGTTCGCCGCTATTCAAACACTTTGCGGGATTCCGTGTACAGCGATCTGAAATGGGCGATTCACCGTCTGGGACTTGATGGTTATTTTGAGTGTACCGTTTCCCCTATGCAGATAACCCGAATTGATACAGGGCAAAAGATTCTGTTCCGTGGGCTGGATGATGGCTTGAAAATCACTTCCATTTCGGTCGATAAAGGCGTGTTGTGTTTTGTCTGGATTGAGGAAGCCTATGAAATCACAAATGAGGATGATTTCAACAAACTTGATATGTCAATCCGCGGCGAAGTACCGGAAGGTTATTTCAAGCAAATAACCCTGACTTTTAACCCGTGGAGCGCTACTAGCTGGCTGAAAGCGCGGTTCTTTGACACGCCCGATGAAGATACCTTTGTAAAAACCACTACATGGCAATGTAATGAATGGCTGGATGAGGCTGACCGCAGCATATTTCTGAAAATGCAGAAGAATAACCCCCGCAGGTACCGCATCGAGGGTGAAGGCGAATGGGGCATTGCAGAAGGGCTGATTTACACCAATGTTGTATATGAAGAATTTGATGTTGATAAAATTCGGGCAATTCCCGGTATAAAATCGGCATTTAATCTTGATTTCGGGTTCACTGATCCAAATGCTTTTGTGTGTGAAATGGTGGATAACGCTGCAATGCGAATCTACATCTTTGATGAGTGGTACAAAACAGGCGTTACCAACAAAATCATAGCTGGGCAGATTAAGAAAATGGGCTATGGCGGACAGAAGGTGATTTGTGATAATGCAGAGCCGAAAAGCATTGCTGAATTGCAGGACGAAGGTATCAAAGCAGAGCCTTCCAGAAAGGGCAAAGACAGTGTAAACCACGGTATTCAGCTCATACAGAATTATCAGATTGTGGTTCATCCAGGAAGATGCCCCGAGTTCAAAAAAGAAATTGAAAACTACTGCTGGGGCAAGGATAAGGATGGGAAACCGACAGGGAAACCAGATCATGAATTTTCACATGGTATGGATTCTATGCGGTATGGCGTAACGAAACTTTTATTGCCAGATGCATTTAGCTTTGACTAAAAATATCACATTTTGCAAGACGATAGAAAATGGTGAGAAAATTGAACTTGTTTAGGAGAATACGAAGTAGGATTAGTGATGTTATGAAATATGGATATAAAGGGAGTTATTATAAAAATCTTATAAAACCTGATTTGGGAAATAAAGAAATCCTTGAACGTATGGTTATTAACTGGAAAGGAAGCCCGGAACGCATTATGCAAATTAAGGGGCAGTTATATTACGGGAACGAACATGATATTCTTACACGTAAACGGACAATGATCGGAGAGAATGGCAAACTGCAAATCGTTGAAAATCTTCCGAATAACCGATTGATTGATAACCAGTATGCTAAGATGGTGAACCAGAAGGCAAATTACCTTTTAGGGAAGCCTTTTGCCATAGATGGGAAAAATGAGCTTTACACGGCGCTTCTGAAACAGGTGTTCAATAAAAAGTTTATGAAAACATTGAAGAATGGTGGCAAAGCAGCTTTGAACCACGGTATTTCATGGCTTTATCCATATTACACGAAAGAGGGGGAGTTTTCTTTCAGGCTATTTCCGGGGTATGAAATATTTCCTGTTTGGGAGGATAGCGAACACACTATTTTAGCGGGTGCAATTAGGCTTTACCTGGTGGCTGGATATGATGGCATCAAGCCGACGCTCATTGAAAAAGTTGAAGTATTCGATATGCAAGGGATTCATTGCTATATCCTCGATGGCAATGTTCTGATTCCTGATTTAACCGTGGAAGAACAGGATTGTGCTTACGTGACGGCGGACGGCAAGCCTTTGAATTGGGCGAAAATCCCCCTGATTCCTTTGAAGTACAATGAACAGGAAATACCACTGATTAAGAAAGTAAAATCCCTTCAGGACGGTATCAATGTTATGCTCTCGGATTTTGAAAACAATATGCAGGAAGATGCCCGGAACACAATTCTTGTTCTGAAAAACTATGATGGTACGAATTTAGGGGAGTTCAGAAAAAATCTTGCAACTTTCGGCGCGGTGAAAGTCCGCTATGACGGAGAGACTAAAGGCGGGGTTGAAACACTGGAGATTACTGTAAATGCAGAAAACTACAAGGCTATTTTGGAAATCTTCAAAAAAGCCCTGATTGAAAACGCTATGGGCTATGATGCAAAGGATGATAGGCTTTCCGGAAACCCTAATCAGATGAACATTCAATCAATGTATTCCGACATTGATCTTGATGCTAACGATATGGAAACCGAACTACAAGCTGCATTTGAGGAAATTCTTTGGTTTGTCAATGCCCATCTTGTAAATACCGGAAGGGGCAATTTTGAGAATGAGGAAGTAACTATTATTTTCAACCGGGATATTCTTATCAATGAAAGTGAAGCCATCGCAAATTGTTCCGCTTCCGTTGGTATTCTTTCGGATGAGACAATCATTGGTATGCACCCGTGGATTGATGATCCACAGCGGGAACTTGACCGTTTGGAGAAACAGAAGGAAGAAGAACAGGCTGAAATCGGACGCCAGCAGGAACAGGAATATAATCCCTTCGGACAGCGACCCGGCAATCAGCCGCCAAAGGGCAA